ATGGACTTCTTCCTCGTTAAATGAGGGTAATTATGGAAAGCTACCATCAATAGATTCTTTAGATAATATAATATATGAATTTGAATGGGGAGGAGGAACATCACCAGAAATACTAGGATGGGGAAGTGTAAGAATGGGAACATTATATAATACTTTAACTACAAGTTCCGTAACTCCTATATTACCTGGGCATAATTTAACTACTCAATTACAAAAAAGAAATAATGTCCCTAATTTAACAGGCCCTGAACTTACTATTTATAATAATTATATGACGCCTTATAAATCTCAAAGCGTAGATGATTATTATTATATATTAAATGGAAATAATCCAACTAATACAGAAGTTTCTTTCTTTTCATATGCTCCTCAAACTAATGATAAAATCCCTATTAAAGCGAAAATACTAACAACAGAATTTGGGGTACCTGATATAAGTAATTTTATACTGACTTCTTCTTATTCTCCTAGATATGGCCATATAATAAATGGAAGTTCAATTTTAACACTAACATGTAGTGAATATATAACTAGAGTAAATAAAACAAACCAAAATTATTCACCCGGAGCTTTATTTGAAATAAATGATTTATATTCATCTCCTTCAGAATCTATTTATGATTCTTTAATAAATGGAGATAGATGGTTTATAACTTTATTTAATAATCTAGATTATAATACTAATAATGAAATAGATAATAATTATTTAACTCCTTATAATTATGGTTTTACTTCTATAACAAATAATAATTATGTTAATCCTTTGGCTTTTAAAGGAGTATTCGAAATATTATGGTTAGAGATAGTTGGAGGTTTTGGTGGCAGTTTTTTAAATTTTTATTTAGATAAAGAATTCACTGAAAATAGAGATATAGGTAATTATGATTTAGGGGCTTTAATATGGAAAGCAGACATAACATCACATAATGTTATTTTCCAAAACCCATTACATATTAGTAAAGGAGCATTTATAAATAAATATCCTACAAAAATAATCAAAGATAATTTCAATTATATAACTAAAACATATGGAGGTAATAAACCTTTATAAAACTAATATATTTATAATAAAAAACAAATGGCATATTTAAATAATTCTGTAGTAACAGTAGACGCTATTTTGACTTCCAAAGGAAGACAACTATTAGCAAAAAACGATGGTTCTTTTAAAATAACACAATTTGCACTAGCCGATGATGAAATAGATTATACTATGTATAATCCTTCTCATCCATCAGGTTCGGCATATTACGGTGAGGCTATTTTAAATATGCCTTTATTAGAAGCTTTTCCTTTAGAAACACAAATAATGAAATATAAATTGGTTACTTTACCAAGAGGAACAGCTAAATTACCTATCTTAGATTTAGGATATTCATCTATTGTTTTAAAACAAGGAGCATCATTAGCTATTACACCTCAAACTTTAAATTATTTTGGAGGTAATACTTACGAAACAGCAGGATACACAGCTACTATATCTGATGTTAGATTACTTAATACTTTCGAGGGGATAGGTATAAACACACCTGCTGTACAAGCATTAAATACTACAACTACCTTAGGAACTAACGTATCAAAAACTGTTATTGGAACAACTATAAACTTAAGGGCAACAACAGTAAATACTTTATTTGGCTCAAATACTCAATTACAAGCAACATTAACAGTAGAAGGAAGAGACTCAGGAGCTAGAGTTACTATACCTATTACTATAACAAAAATATCATAAAAAATGTCATTTAATCGTTTAACACCTGAAGATTTTGTAGTAAGTTCTGATTCCATAACATCAACATTATGGACTAATGGTTTAATAGCTCTAAATGATTTCTATACATCATCAGTTCAAGAAGCCGGTTCATCTGGAGATTTTTACTTAAATATATTTCAAATAGACCCTACAACCTCAGGTTCTGAAATTCAATTTGCTGTTTCTTATGGTAATAAACAAGGAAGTGGAAGTGTATTATATAACCAAGCAGTAGACGGAGCATCACCTACAAGAACAACATATGGACAATATAGAACATTAGTTCTAGGAGATGAAAACTCAGATTTTATGTTTGGCAACGTAACATCCTCAGATTTCTGGGTCATATCAATAGATAGAACAAGATACAAACAATCCTTACTCCCAGGTTCATTAACCTTACATTTAACAGACCCAACAAATAGCTCTAATGTAATAACATTAACTGATAATAGCCAAATAGCATCATCAATAGTATTCAATGATGCAGGAAGAGTATATCAATTAGTAAGTGGTTCAGAAGGAAACGTATATAATACAAATAATGGATATAGCCCAAACTCAGGTTCGTATGGTTTATTTTTACCCGATATTTCTACACTTATACTTAATCCTTTAGCTTTATCTGAATCTATTAATTTAGAACCTTCTCGTCCTTCGAATACAGATGGATTAAACTACAGAGCTTTATATAATGCTATATCTGGTTCTCAATATTTTAGATTAAATAGTCAAGAAACAATATCATCTGATTATATATTTATAAGAGTTAGAAACTCAGAATTTAATTACTCAGAAAACCCAAGTTTTATTTCAGGAAGTACAGGCGAAGTAGTATTTAATTCATTTATAAATAATCCTCAAACATTTCCTACAACTGTAGGTTTATATAATGATAATAATGAATTATTAGCTGTAGCTAAACTATCTAGACCTTTATTAAAAGATTTTACAAAAGAGGCACTTATACGTGTTAAATTAGATTTTTAAAATGAATGAGTGCATACAAACAATTTTTAGCATCAGATATAGTTGTTACTCCTTTTGAAGTAAATAAAAGTTTTACTTTTGAAGGAAATACATCTATAATTAATCCAGTTGTAGGTATAGATAGATTATTAGGAAAAAACATAACAGGTTCTATTTTTAACCCCTTAAATGATCCTACAACAGGTCAATTAGGAACCCAATACCAAAGACTTATTTATTCATCAATAAAAGAATTATATTATTCTAATTATTTAAGTTCTAGTTATGGGGATAATGTTTTAAGACCTACATTAATCCCCGGAAGAGATGCAATAGGAGATAGATTAGTAGGAGATGTAAATAGTCCATTATATGATAATTATCTTCAATCCACATTATCATATCCAAAATTTTTCCCAACCGCATCAGATTCGTTAATAGGAATAATATCAATCCCTGTACGTTTATTTGGTGATTTTATATCTCCTACAACTTTTTCCTTAATAGCAGAAAGCGGAAGCATAAATGATGATGGAGAAGGAAACATATTAAGCGGTTCAGATATAATAGGAAATATATTTTATCCACATGGTATAATAACTATTACATCTGCATCAGATGATGTTATTAATAATTTTATTACTTCATCTAATGTAACTTGTTCTTTTACTAGTTCTTATACAATTAATGAAACTCAATATAAATGTACAATACGAGAAAATGAATATAATTTAACTTTAAATCCTAGTCTTATATCAAGTAGTAAAGATGGAGGTGTCTATAGTTTTGCAACTGAGTCATATTTTAATCCTTTTATTACTACAATAGGTTTATATGATGAGATGCAAAATTTATTAGCAATAGGAAAATTAGCTCAACCATTACCAAGTTCCCCTACAACAGATACAACAATTTTAATAAATATAGATAGATGATTAAATTAATAGATATACTAGCTGAAATTAAGATTCTAAATCCTAGTCTAAAAATATATACTGTTTATTTACAATATGATAATAGAATAGATAATAATTTTTTAATAAGAGCAAAAAATGAAGAAGAAGCCATAAATATTGCTTTAAATAATATAGGACAAGGATGGGAGGGAGATGAATTAACAGATGAAAATGCTAGTTTATTAGACAAAGATTGGTTAGAAACTTGGGAAGACGAAGATTGGTATAAAGAATTTTTAGAAAATTCTAATGAAGAAGCATATTGTTATGATTCTGGTACTTAAAATTTAAATAAAAATGTGGTTATATAAAAATAAAATTATATCAAAAATAGAAGATTTACCTAATCCTAATATATTTGGTTTTATTTATAAAATTACCAATTTAAAAAATGGAAAAATATATATAGGTAAAAAACAAATTCTAAGCAAAACTAAAATCAAAATAGGTAAAAAAGAAAAGGCCTTATTACCTACACAACGTGGAAGAACACCATCAAAAAAATTAGTTATTAAAGAATCAAATTGGTCTGAATATTGGGGTAGTTGTAAACCTTTATTAGAAGATGTAAAAAAATTAGGAGAATCTAATTTTAAAAAAGAAATATTAATGTTTTGTACTTCCAAAAAGTTATTAACATATTGGGAAGCAGCTTATCAAATTAAAGAAGATGTATTATTAAAAGATACATATTGCGATACTATTTTAGGACATTACTATCGTAAAGATTTTTTATCTTAAATTAGGCTTCCTATATTTTTTTATTTATTTTACATTTAAATATGGAAAATACTCTAGTATATTTATTAGATTCTATTTTAGGTAAAGGAAAAAATACTTCTAAAGGTAATAGAGCGTACCATTGTCCTAGTCCTGATTGCAAGCATAGTTCCAAATTAAAAATGGAAATTAATTTAGATGAAAACTCACCCCATTTCCAATCATATCAATGTTGGGTCTGCTCTTTCAGAGGTAAAAAATTAACTACTTTATTTAAAAAAGTTCATATAGATAATGAAAAATTAGAACAACTTAAATTTCTAATCAAATCTATTCCTAAAGATTATCAATCTAATAAAGAAGCAATCCCTGTTTCAATATTAACATTACCTAAAGAATTTATATCACTTGTAAATCCTCCTAAAAACTTAATAAGTCAAAAAGCATTAAATTATCTTAAAAATCGAAATATAACACAAGAAGACATAATTAAATATAATATAGGATTTTGTGAATATGGTAAATACTCAAATATGATTATTATTCCTTCATATGATTCTAAAGGAATATTAAATTATTTTACAGCAAGAAATTTTGATAAATCTTCATCTATTAAATACAAAAACCCAGATACATCCAGAGATATAATTGGTTTAGAATTATTTATAAATTGGGAAGCACCAATTATATTATGTGAGGGAATGTTTGATGCTATTGCTATAAAAAGAAATGTTATACCTTTATTAGGTAAAAATATACAATCTAATTTAATGAAGAAACTTATTAAATCTTCTGTTAATAAAATATATATTGCTTTGGACAAAGATGCTATTAAACAGGCATTAAATTTTTGTGAAACATTAATGAATGAAGGTAAAGAAGTATATCTAGTAAACTTAAACCAAAAAGACCCATCAGATATGGGTTTTACTAATTTTACTAATCTTATACAAAATACCTATCCTTTAACCTTCTCAAACTTAATTGAGAAGAAATTACAAACAATATGATTGAAAAAAATGTAAATATCCATAAAAAAAGCGTAAAACGTCTTGTTAAAATAGACACAGATTCAAAACGAGTAAATATACTAGACAATAGATATTATGTTAGAAACAATAAATATTATCCTTCTGTTACTAGTATTTTACAATATATGCCTAAGGGTAAATTTTTTGAAAATTTCTTAAAAGACGTAGGTCATAACGCTGATATAATTGCTCGTAAAGCAGCAGAAGAAGGAACTCAAGTACACGATGCTATAGAAAAATATTTACAAGGTGAAAAAATAACCTTAATAGATGAAAACGGATATTCTAAATATTCATTGGATGTATGGAAGATGATTCTTAAATTTCATGAATTTTGGGATAAATTCAAACCAACATTAATAGAAAATGAAATCCATCTATTTTCAGACAAATATTTATATGCAGGAACATGCGATTTAGTATTAGAAATAAATGGTGAAAAATGGTTATTAGATATTAAAACATCTAATGCTTTACATACTAGCCATGATTTACAATTAGCCGCTTATGCACAAGCGTGGAATGAATTATTTGAAGAGCCTATTCAAAGAATAGGTATATTATGGCTTAAATCAACTAAACGTAAAGAAGATAAAAAAGGTGGCATGCAAGGAAAAGGATGGGAAATATATGAATCTGAACGCTCTATTAAAGAAAATTTAAAAATATTCCAATATATCCATGAACTCTACAAATTAGAACACCCTTTACCAAAGCCAACATCAGAATATTTCCCCACAGAAATTCAAATTAATCAGCAAGTTTAACATATTTATGATAAAAATATTGGATGGTATATTTGATTCAACTTTTAAAAGAAATAATTACTGAAGGCGGTAATGTATTTGATAGTACTTCTAATATTCGAAAAGAATACATACAACCCACACTTACTAAATTCACAGCTGAACTTAAAAGAATTTATCCAAAAATTGATTTTAAATTTAATACATTAGGATCTGTTGGTAAAAAAGATGAATCTGGGGACATTGATTTAGGTATGAGTGTTGATCAATTTATGTCTAAAGATGGTACGCCATTATTAAATAATTGGGGTATTGATAAAGCAGAATTCGATGCTTTATACGATAAAATTAGAAAACGTTCAAGATCAGCTACTGAATTTCAAAGTAAATTAAGAGCCATGTTAGAATTAATTGCTATTAATGCTGAAGAAAAATCTGAATATATTGACACAGATATAAAAGCTGCAGGTGGTGGGTCAATATTTTGTACTTTCCCGCAGTATAACGAAAAGGGAGAAACAATAGATGAAAAATCAGTACAAATTGATATCAATGTAGGTAATTTAGATTGGTTAAATTTTAGTTATTATTCAAATATATATAAAGATAATGTTAAAGGTTTACATAGAACACAATTAATGTTAGCTATGTTTCAAGCTTTAGATATGACATTCAAACATAGTACTGGTGTTACTTCTAAATCAACTGGAGAAACTTTAGCAACAAATCCTCAAGAAGCAATAGATGTATTAAATAAAGGATTTGGTCTTAATTTATCTCAAGATATAATAAATGATTACTTTGAATTAATGGATTCTTTAAAGAAAAATTTACCCAAAGAAAAATTAAATCAAATATTAGATATATATTTAAAAATATTAGACTCAACAAGAGCTGATATTCCATTTGATATTCAAGATTATTGGATCACAAACCAGGATCGTTTAGGATTAAAAGGTAAATTTCTCCCAGATAATTCTAACCTTACTAAATACAAGAAATAATGTCAGGTAGCGCAGGTGGAGCAAGGATCCCAAAACAAGCAGTAGAGCAAACAATTCAAGATTATATTGAGAAAGTACTATCTAAATATCCTGAATTCAAAAAAGCCAAAATAACTGGCTCATATAATACAGGAACAAAACAAGATTTTGGTGATATTGACTTAATTGTACAATTAGAGGGAACAGATAAAATAAAAAGTAAACAAGACTTAAATAAATTTCTTCAATCCCAACCTAATTCACTAATTGTACCTTTTCAAAGCGAAAAATACAAAGGTAAAAAAACACTTACAACAGGTGAGTTAGTAACTATACTTTACCCTATTAAAGGAATACCAAACCAATTTGTACAAATTGATAATATAGTATCTATAAGTGAAGAAGAATCAACATTTAAAAATTCATTTTTAGATTATTCAGCAGAAGTACAAGGTTTATTATTAGGTTTAGCTAAAGTGATGTGTTTAGAAGAAGAACCCAAACAAATATTTGAACGTTTAGGTATTAAAAACATTCCAAACCTAGAACAAAATCAAGAATTTGAATTTAATTTATCAAGCCAAGGATTAACATTACGTTTAGTTACGTTAAGTGATGATTTTAAAGAATTAGATAGAAAAGATATATGGAAATCATCTAATTGGGATGATGTAAAAAAATTATTTCAAAATTTTAATATTAATGCTGGGTTTAATAATTTATTAAAAGAAATTAAAAATAAACTCAATAACAAACGATCTAAAAATAGAATCAAAGGCGTGTTTAAATCAATGGTATCTATTAAAAGCGGTGAAGTAGGAACAGCTAAAGGAAATACTAAACAACAAGCTTTAGATATTGTAGATCAATCGCTTACTGAATGGTTGATAAAAGATTTATTGCCTGAAGTTAAAATCAATACTCCAATATCTGCTGAATTTTTATGGAAATGGATTAATGATAATTTAGCTAGTAGAGAATATAATGCTTTTAATTATAATATAGATTCAAGGGAATATTTTAGAATTTTTGGAAAACATGGGTTAGGAAGCGAAAAT